CGGTACTGCTCTGGGCGTTGTCGGGATGAGCAGGGCAGTACCACACACACCCGGCAGAAAGTGGCATACTACCGCTATGGGTATTTTCAATAAGCCAGTAACCAAGGCCGCTATCTCAACGCCATCAGTGCAGGCCGCTGTCGGATACGCACCAGTGGGCAACAGTACAGACCCGTTAAAAAACTTTTACAACTACCAAGCAGGTGCAGCGCGTAACCGCGCCATGACCCTTGCCACCGTGTCTCGATCACGTGACTTAATCGCCTCAGTAATTGCTTGTATGCCGTTGAAAATGTACGGCGAAATGTACAACGACGCCACTGGCGAGATGGAAGAAATCCCGTTAGCGCCTAGGTCTTGGCTACGCCAGCCAGACCCAGCCGTTACCTACAACTTCTTAATGGCTTGGACTCTTGACGATCTGTTGTTTTACGGCCGCGCATTTTGGTACATCACAGAGCGCACAGTAGATGGCTACCCAACAAAGTTTCAGCGCTTACCTGCTGGCAGTATCACAACCTTGGATGAAGAAGGCCCAGTGTTCTTTGCTCCATCTAAGGCCATAAGTTTTGCTGGTAACGAAATTGACTACCGCAATGTGGTGCAGTTTCTTAGCCCTATTCAAGGCATTGTTTACAGTTCTGAACAGACAATTTCTACAGCTCTTAAAGTCGAGCAAAGCCGTTTTAAGAACGCTCAGTCATCATTGCCTAGTGGCGTATTGAAACAAACTGGCGGCGAACCGCTAAGCGCGCAAGAGCTGTCAGAAATTGGCGCAGCGTTCCAAGAGGCTCGACTAACTAGCCAGACCGCAGTGCTTAATGAGTTTTTGAGCTACGAGGCCAGCACTGCTACACCGGACAAGATGCTTATGATTGAATCTGCTCAGTATTCAGCACTAGATTTGGCGCGCCTATGTGGTGTTCCCCCCTACCTAGTAGGCGTGTCCACTGGTGCTTATGCCTACACCAGCAGTGAGCAATCACGCGCTGATCTCTACATCTTTGGCGTCAAGCCCTACGCCGATTGCATAGCCTCAACGCTGTCAATGAATAACGTGCTGCCACGTGGCACCTATGTAAAGTTTGATACAGATAGTTACCTAGAGGAAAACTATGTAGCAGACAAAATGCCCGACACCGAACCACAAGAAAATACTCAGGAGTCCCTCGCATGATGCGCTTTACCAGTTCCACATTCTCAGTTGATGCCGCCACAGAGGACGGCCCTAAGCGCACCATTACAGGCATTGCATTGCCTTACAACACCGAGGCCACAGTCTCAGGTGGCCAGACAGTTTCTTTTTTGCCGGGTTCACTGCCAACAGAAGGCAAAGCACCAAAGCTGTACATGAGCCATGACGCATCGCAGGCCATTGGCCTTGTAACCGAGCGCACCGATGACGATGAGGCTATGTACTTCACAGCTAAAGTAAGCACCACAGCCCTAGGCGATGAGGCTCTAATCTTGGCAGCCGATGGCGTACTTGACTCTGTGTCAGTAGGCGTAAACCCCACCAAGTTTTCGTTTAACGAGGATGGCGTCATGATCGTAGAAGCAGCCGATTGGATGGAGTTGTCACTTGTACCACAGCCAGCCTTTGCAGGTGCTACCATCACAGATGTTGCTGCAAGTATCCCCACATCAGATGAGGAAATAAGCAATAATACAGAAACGGCACCCGATGAGCCTGAACCCACAGAGTCAGAGGAGACCGAAGTGTCAGAAACCCCAGTTCCAGAAGTAATCGAAGCATCAGCACTTTTCGCACAACCTAAGCGCAAGTTTGACCTGCCAACACCGGGCGAATATCTCGCTGCTATGCACATCGGCGGAACAACATTTGACAATGTTGCTGCAGCCGCACGTGACTATGTTGCTTCCAAGCAATCAGCTTTCCAATTCGCAGCTGGTGACGTTCTTACAACCGATACGCCAGGACTCTTGCCAGTGCCAGTGCTCGGGCCTGTATTTGCGAACCTTAACCAAGCAATTCGCCCAGTTATTGCAGCCATCGGTGCTCGCGCCTACCCAGACGGCGGAACCCAAAAAACTTTTATCCGCCCAACATGGACAACTCACACCAGCGTTGCAACTCAGAGCACAGAGCTCACAGCAGTATCAGCAACCACCCCTGTGATTGCCTCAAACGTAATCAGCAAAACCACGCTGGCTGGGCAAGTTCAGCTCTCAATTCAGGATGTGGACTTTACGAGCCCCGGCTCGATGGACATCATCATTAACGACTTGATGGGCCAGTACATGCAGGCTTCTGACAACCTTGCCGCTGATGGCTTGGTTGCTGGTGGAACTGCATCAGGCGCTACATGGTCAGTAACAGCCAACGACCCAAGCACTTTAATTTCAGCCATCTACACTGCTGCATACAACATTTTGCTAGACACAAACTTTTTGCCTGATCACATTTTCGTGGCACCTGGCGTATGGCAAGCTCTTGGCGCACAGCTAGACGCAGATAAGCGACCAGTGTTCCCATACGTGGGTGCAGCTGGACTTATGGGAGTAAACGGAATGGGCGCTGCAAATATCACAGTGGCTAACACTTTCAACCCATTTGGCTTGAACCTTGTAGCTGACCGCAACTTTGCGGCTGGCACCATGGTTGTAGCTCGTGGCGCTGCTATCGAGTTCTATGAAAGCATCCGCGGATTGCTTACACGTGACGAACCATCCACATTGGGCAAAGTCATGAGCTATCACGGCTATGCCTCATTGTTTGTCGCTGACGCAAAGCAAGTACAAAAAATCACAGTTTCATAGTCCGAAAGGCGGCTACCGCCGATGGCTACATACACAGTCACTTTTAAGCAACTGCTAGACAACTATGCAGTGCTACAAACACTGACCGATACCGAAATTGAGGTGGGGCAATCCATCACTGTTAGCGCTGTTGGTGCACCCTTTAACGGCACCTTTGTGGTTTATGCCATGCCCAAGTATGAGTACATCGGCATAGACACAGAAGGTGATCTGTTATTTAACAGCAATGTCAGTATTCCTAACCAGGTGCTCTTTGCTTGTACTGGTGCTGATGTTGGCCGCATTGCATCAAGTGGCACTATCACTTTTACGCAGGATTGCACATGGATAAGCATTTCGCAGCTGGTGACATATCTCGGCGTAGATATTGTGAACCCAAGCGATGACTACACGCTTGCTACGCAGGCTCGAAACGCTGCTAACGATTTTGCTTATCGGCGTAGGCAGGAGTCTGGCTATTTTGATAGTCTGACCACAAGCCCGGGCCACGATTGCACGCTGGGTACGCTTATGTATGCAGCTGCATTGTGGCGCGCGCGAGGCTCAGTTCAAGACACTTTTGCCACGTTCGATGGTATGGGCTCAGCGCCCGTCAGTGCCATGACACCGATGATTAAACAGCTCTTGGGCATAGACCGCCCACAGGTGGCTTAATGCCTGCCACAGGGCTTCTCAACGAGGCTATGCAAGACCTCAAGGCCACACTCACAGCAGTGACAGGCATCCGTTGTGTTAGTGACCCCACAAAGATTGTCCCTAACTGTGTCTTTCTCGATGCACCCAGTTTTGAGACAATTGCAGGCGGTGGCAACATCGTGCGCGTCACCATCCCAGTACGTGTTATCGGCAGTGGCACCGCAGCCCAAAATGTGCTGGAAAACATACTTAGCATCGTGGCCACAGTCCTTGGCTCAAGCGTGGTCATCATGGCAGGCCAGCCGTCATCGCTAGAAATTGGTGGCGCTACCTACCCTGCTTACGATCTACAAATGGCTATGCAGGCACAGAAGCAATGAGATACCCAACTGCAGTAGTATTATCTGCTAGAACTAACAACAGATACGGCACCCGGCACCGTTTAACACAGGAGCATTAACGTGGCCACTTCGACATATCTAACTAACCCAACCGTAAACCTTGCGCCTACCACTGGTGGTGCAGCTGTCGATTTAACTGATCAGTGCCGTAGCGCAACTATCACACTTGGCGTGGACTCACTAGAAAGCACAGCCTTTGGTGATACAGGCCATCGTTTTGTGCCAGGTCTACAAACTGTTTCTGTAGAGCTTGAAATGTATCTCAGCTATGGCGCTGGAGAAGTTGAGGCGACATTGTTTGCCAACTTGGGCACAGGAACTACACAGCTAGTAATCTCGCCATCAGGCACCACAGAGTCAGCCAGTAATCCAGAATATACGATAATTAATATGCAATTAGTTGATTTTACACCGATAACAGGATCTGTGGCAGAGCTCAGTATGGTCACAGCGTCGTTTATTGGCGGCACATACGCGCGAGATATCACAGCCCCATAACCAAAGGAACCCGACATGAAATTAACACTCAAGGTGGACACGGGCGAAGGCCCGTACGAAGTCACCACCAGCCTTTTTGTCATTGTGCAATGGGAACGCAAATATAAGCGCAAGTCGAGCACCATCGGTGAGCAAGGCATCAGCATTGAGGACTTGGCCTTTATGGCTTACGAGTCATCCAAACTTGCTTCCATCACAGTGCCAGCCGTGCTTGATGATTTCATTAAGCGCTTGGTGACTTTGGAAGTGGTGGACAATGATCCGGCAAACCCTACCCAAGCGGAACCTACCGCCATTCCCTAGCAAGTCTCTTAGTAGCCACAGGCTGGTGGCCACCTGCTG